TAATGGCAATGTCACAGTCACCATCAGCGGCGGCCTGGTCACAACTTTTGCCACCACTGGTATCAGTGTTGTGGGCAATGTACGCGGTAGCAATTTAAACACAGGTGGCATTGTTAGTGCCACAGGCAATGTGCTTGGCAGTTATTTCATAGGAAATGGTTCAGCACTCACAGGTATCACAGCCACCACAGTGGGTGTGTTGCCCAGTCTGAGTGTGACAGGCACCACACAAACAGGCAACTTGCTCACAGGTGGTGTGGTCAGTGCCGTAGGCAATATCACAGCCGCCAATTACAACACTTCTGGTTTGATATCTGCTGCTGGTGCTGTATCTGCTGCAGGTAATATTGTTTCTGGACAATTTTTTGTTGGCAATGGTTCAGCACTCACAGGTATTGTGGCCACTGGTGTTGGCACATTGCCCAGTTTAAGTGTGACAGGCAATATTGTCACAGGCAACTTGAACACTGCTGGCCTAGTGAGTACCACTGGTAATATTGCTGGCAATAATTTAAGCCTCATAGGTCTAGCCACTGTGGCGGGCAACCTCACAGTGGGCGGAGTAATAAATCTAAACAACATAAACACTGCCGGCAGTATAGAAGCCAACTATCTGCAATCAAACACTGCTGTACTTGCAGGCACATATATGTCAGCAGCAGGCAATATAACCGGCAATCTTTTCTTTGCCAATTCCGTCACATCCACTGGCAATGTATCTGGTTCCAACCTGGTTGCCAGTGCCAATGTGGTTGCATCTGGTGATTTAAGTAGTTTTGGCAATGTGTGGTTGAGTCCTGGTGCTGGCCCAGCCAGCACCAACAAAGGCATATATTGGGTAGGGTCCAGTGGTGGTATCTATAGACCCAGTGGCTCTGACAGCAATACAACTTTCCAAATGAACAATATGACCGTGACTGGCATTGGTGAAGGTGGCAATATTTTAGTTGGTAATGTGCAAGCAGGTCAAACTGTGTCAGGTACCACAGTGAGTGCCACAGGCAATGTGTTGGCAGGCGGCAGAGTCAGTGCCACTGGCAATATCACCGGCGGCAATGTCACAGGACCCAGCAGCACAGTGGCTTTTGGCATTGTAAATTACAAAGATTATTTTTACAACATTGGCAGCGTTTCAGGAACAGTCACTATAGATCCAGCAAATGGATCCATACAACAAGTCACACTTACTGGCAATATCACTGTGAATCAATTCTACACGCCACAAGTGGGACAAAGTGTTGTGATCAAGTTTATTCAAGATGGCACAGGTAATCGACAACTTTCAAGCACAATGAAGTGGGCCGGAGGCAACAAAACACTCAGCACTGCGGCCAATGCTGTGGACATAGCCAGTATTTTCTATGATGGAACCACATACTGGGCAAGTTTAACCCTGGCCTACGCATAACATGTTTGCAGCACGATTTGCATTTCAATCACCACAGGCCGCAACTGGTACCAACGCTCGCCGTGTGGGCACTGCCGACACCAATGCCAGTTTGACCTGGACAGCAGACAGCAGTGCCACTACTTCAACCACACAATTTAAATTTGGTACAGCCAGCGAACGCCTGCCAAATGTCGATTCAGACATCAACAGTGCCAGTACCACAATTGGAGGTATGGGCACTACAGATTTTACCATTGAATTTTTTGTCTATATAGATACCTTGGCCAATTACAGTGGTAGTATCAGCAATGATGTATACAGTCACGATACTCCCACTGGATTAGGCATCAGATTGGCACAAAGTTATAACTCTGACAGTTTGAGTACTGGGTCCAATGCCAGGTATCTAAATGTTTTTTCTCGTAATACGGCTGACTTGGATTATTGGACATTGCCATCTACCTGGCCTGTTGGTCAATGGAACTTTGTGGCAATTCAACGCAAATCTGGATCATTTGCGGCCTGGGTCAATGGCACGGTGTTGCCCAAAAGCAATGCATCCAGCAATTATGCTTTTGACACCACCAGTGCTGTATTGCGTGTGGGCACAGCAGATGGCGGCAATGGTTTAGGCAATGCCACTGGTGGAACTTATGCTTACATAGATGAGTTTTGTATTTCAAATACCTATCGCTATGACAATCCCAATGTTGACATTCCTGTGCCCACAGCAGCGTTTACAGTGGACAGTTATACCGTGCAGTTGTTGCACATGGATGGATCAAATGGTGGCACAACCTTTACCAATGCCACAAGTTGAGGAAAGATTATGTATTATAGATTGAGTTGTATCACAGCAGACGGAACCATACGCGGTTATCAATGGCGTGAGATTGATCTCACAATGTTTGTGAACATTGCCACAGGTCAACGACCCATGGGCGACGCGGATGCACAATCACGCAATGACCCTGCCAGAGATAACAGATTTGACGGTTCAACCATATGGTATGGACACATATGGGCAGATGGTCAAGGTTGGATCACAGATGTTGATCAAGCCACAGCAGAACAACTATACAACACAGTGGGTCGCGACCTACCAGGAGCATAACAGTGGCACAAATCAAAAGCGTACTAACAGAAGTAAAGACTCCATTTACCAACATGAGTTATACTCCTGACATTCCCAGCACCAATTTAGGTCCACAGGAATACAATTCTGGCTACAATATTGAAACTGACATTCGTGGCATTCGTAGTGTGCTGGGTGATGAAGAAATCCTGTTTGATATTCCCAATGACGAAACGCCAATCTTTGTCACTGGCGGCTATAGAGCCAACAATGTGTGGTGGTTCATAGTGGCCACCAGTGCTGGCAATTGGTATGGCATCAATGATGCAGGTACAACCAACCTCACACCAGGTGGCACTGCCATCCCTGGATACAATGATAATACCAACATCACAGAAGCCTGGAATGGCACCACATTGTTTATCAATGCTGTGGATCTTACCAACACCAGTACGCTACCTCCGCCCATGTATCTCACAGCCTCGGCCACAGACTTTGTGGAGTATAGCAACAATCCTGGCGGTCCAGGCTATATCTGGAACTACAATCCTGCCTGGTCAGCACTCACAGCAGGATTCATGCGATTGTACAACACACCCAATGTGGGATCAATTCTAATTGCTGGCAATTTATCAGCCACAGATGCCGTTTCAAGCATTGTGGAAAATTACCCTACCACAGTGCGTTGGAGTCAGGCATTTGGACTCAACGACGGGCCCACAACCTGGGCACCCACCACAGTGAATGTGGCCAACGAAGTTGAAGTGCCTGTGCGTGGTCCTGTGATAGATGGATTCCCCAGCAACGGCAACTTTTTTGTCAGCAGTTATTGGGACACTGTGGTGTTCTCACCAATCAGTTATCAAGGCACCAACAATCCTGTGCTGGGCATTAGATTGTACGGTCAAGGCCGTGGCCTGCTCAATGCCAACTGTTGGGCCGCAGCAGACAATGCTGTGTATGGATTAGATGCCAGAGACATCTGGGTGTTTGATGGCAGCAACTTCAAAGGCCTGGGCAATCAGCGTGTGAAAAACTGGTTGTTTGACAACCTCAATCCCACATACTCAAACCGTGTGTATATTGTGAACAACACCCAGAAGAATCAAATAGAAATTTATTTTCCTGATGCTGACAGCACAGGTTGGTGCAACAAGATGTTGAGTTATAGATATGACCTGAATGTGTTCAATGCACCCAGAGATATCAGCGATGGCAGTCATGCCTGCGAAGCACCTGTGTATGAACAATTTCCCAACTCAAGTCTTGGCTTTAATCCTGCCAGTCGCACAGTGGTGTACAGTCGTGGCAATTCAGGATCAAAACTGGTGCAAAAAGATCGTGGACACGAGTTTATATCTGGCGATAGTACTCTAATACCCATCGACAGTGAATTCCGTAGAGACAACATTCACCTCCTGCCCAACTACAGCGAACAACTGCTGGTGCATCGTATCTTGCCAGAAGTCAACAGTTTAGATGGCAAAGGCCTGCCCATTGAAACACCACCCAATGCCACCATTACCATAGAGGTTGGTGGTTCTGACTCAGTGGGACAAACACCCACATTCAAACCGCCTGTGACCATAGATGTTGACACAGGCAATCCTTGGACACAGATCAATCAGAATGTGTTTAGACTGAATTCAATCAAAATCACCAACACCAGCAGTGAAGTCACCTGGATCTGTCCAGGCATCACCTGGCAATTCACACCCACACAGGACAGCAGATAATGACAACATTTGCAATCAGCAGCGACGACCAGTTATTGAATTCAGTCAACTACCTGCTGAGCAATCTTGGCCAGTCAGGCAATGTGTCAGGCAACATTACTATTCCCACAGGCACCTTGATTGGCAATACCACCACAGGCGTTGTGACACCTTTCAACACAGGTGGCAACGCCTACAGTTATCTGTATCAGTACATAAACCTGCGTTATGCCAACACCGCCACAGGCAGTAGTGGTTTTTCAAGTTTGCCCGCCAACTCACAGTATTTTGGTGTGTACAATTCAGTCACCAGCGTGGCCAGTCTAAATCCCACTGACTACTCATGGTTTCAGGTCAGTGGTGGATTTGGTGCAACCAAAACCATTTATTATAGTTCTATAGGTGGTCGTCAAGTGTTGTTTGCGGCTGCGTCAAGCCCGCCCAGTTCAAACTATGTGGTCAGTGTGGCCAATGTGGCCATTGACCTGGATGTTGTGACTACAGCAGCAGGCACACCTGGTGAGCGTGGTCCTATACCAATGGCCTATGTTATAACCACAGCAGATCCTACCTCAGCCAGTTCTCTGGTGTTGACAGGCTGGTTTAGTAGCAGTCGCACTGCACTGACGCCTCCCATAGGCACAGGATTGACTCCTGTGGCAGGCGATACTGCATATTTTACCTATCCTGTCACAGGTGTGAGTGAAACATACACATTCAATGGCAGTTCCTGGAACACCGCAGTGGGACAAGTGGTATCTGGTGAAACTCTTGTGGCCAACTCAACACCTGGCAATGCCATTACCACCAGCACCATCACAGGCAATCTCCTGGTGCCAGGAACCATCACAGGCAATCTTGTGGCAGTCAGCACACTTACAGGTAATCTAATTGCTGGCAACACCATAACTGGCAACCTGATTGTAGCCAGCACAATTACAGGTAATTTGATTGCTGGCAACACCATAACTGCCAACAACATTCAAACTGCCACCATCACAGCCACACAGATTGCTGCCAACACCATCACTGGTAATCTTATTGCTGCCAACACCATCACTGGTAATCTTATTGCTGCCAACACCATCACTGGTAATCTTATTGCTGCCAACACCATCACAGCCAACAATATCAGCACTGATTATTTGTATACTGGCAACATTGTAAGTTTTGGTGCAAACATAGGCAATAACTCCAGTTCAGGTTTTTGGTTGCAGAACAACACTGGCAACGCCAGATTTGGCGGCAATATCAGCATAGGCAACAGTGCCAACATTGGCAGCAATTTGATTGTTGGCAACAATGCTGTGATTGGCAGCAATGTGCAAATTGGTGGCAACTTGTCAGTAGTAGGCCTTATTACAAGTGGAGCACTCAACAGCAACACTGTGGACTCTGCTCAACTGGTAGTCAATGCTGTGAATGAAAGCAAAATAGCAGACAACGCAATTAGCAGCAACAAAATTCTTGCTGATGCTGTGACCACAACAAAGATTGCCAGTCAAGCAGTAAGCAATGCCAAAATTGCCCTGGCCACTATCACAGGCGATCTTGTGCAATCACAAACGCTGACTGGTAATCTTATTGCACTGAATACCATCACAGGCAACCTGGTGGCCACAGGCACTATCACAGCCACCAACATTGCTGCCAACACCATAACTGCCACACAAATTGCTACCAGCACTATCACAGCAGGTCAGATTGCTGCCAACACCATAACTGCCACACAAATTGCCACAGGCACTATCACAGCCAGTCAGATTGCTGCCAACACCATAACTGCCACACAAATCAGCACAGCATATTTGTACACTGGCAATATCATCAGCACCAATGGCCAAATTGGTAATACATCAAGTCCTGGCTATTGGTTGCAATACAACACAGGTGATGCCAGATTTGGTGGCAATGTCAGCATTGGTGCCAACTTAAATGTGAGTGGTCTAATCACCACAGGAAGTTTGAACAGCAACAGTGTGATCACAACCACTATGGTGCCGTCGGCTGTGAGCCTTGGCGATGGTATCAACAGCACAACTATTGCCACAACTTCAAGTGCCACAGCCAATACAGTATATCTTGACACAGCAAAAGTCACAACAACCACAGTATTTGCCAATCAGCCTGTGTATTTCTATGGATTTGTAAATCCACAGTGGACCTACACAGTGACAGGTACAATTACTGATCTGTATTATCTCACAAGTTTGTATAGACAAAACCCAGACAGTTCATACACTCTGGTTGGTACTTACAACCAAAACGAAGGAGGAACTATCACTGCTGGTTCATACACACGACCCCTTGTATTTCCCTACATTGGTTATTTGGATCTTCCACCCAATGTGGGTGTGAACGGATATGTGTTTGGTGTAGGTTGGTATAAGACAGGTGCTGGCACAGTCACAATGACCACTATTCAGGTTCTGGAAAGAAACTTGGTAGCACAAGGATTGAAACGATGATATACACCACCTACGACCCAGCCACTGGCAAAATACAAGGCACTGTGACTTCCAGCGAACCAGGACTGCCTGAATCAACAAGCACAGTGGGTGTGATTGAAGGTTCCTATGATGCTCGCACAAATAGAGTGGTCAATGGACAAGTTGAACCCTTGCCAGGCAATCCCAGCAATCCCAGTCTTTATTACGAATTTGATTATATCGCAGGTGTTTGGAAGTTAAACACAGAGTTATCGCAGATACTGTCAAGAATTACCAGAAACAAAATGCTGGAAGACATTGATCGTATCAATCCCATATGGTATGCCAGTCTCAACACTGACCAGCAACAACAATTGATTGAATACCGTCAGGCCCTGTTGGCAGTTCCTCAACAGAGTGGCTTTCCAGAAACTGTGACTTGGCCTGTCAAACCCACCTGGTTATCTTGATCCAGTTAAATATACGACTATGAAAAAATCACGCCAACTACGCACTCCCAATTTTGCCAGCAAGACATTTGGTGCCAATAATCGCACACAAAATTTGATGGCCAATCCACAAACACGCGAGGCCTCAACCCAGCAAATTGTTCAGATGATTACAGAATCTGGTGTGCCTGCCTGGGCCTATGCCGAAGTAGGACGCCAAGCAGAAATGGCACTGATGGACAAAAGCAAGTATCCCATGTTTGTGAAGTTCATGGTCCAACGCGGCCTGGACACAGAAGAAAATCTCAAGAAACCCGATCCACAAATGTTGGCCATGTTGGCCACTATTGGCAAAGTGGCAGAAACCATGCCCGACAGTGCCATGCCCACACAACCACAAGCACAAGGATAACACTATGTCAATGATGGCCTTAGCACAACAATTACAATCACAAGGTCGTGGCGGCGATACTATCCTTGCACACATCAATCCAGAAGAAGCAGCCATGCTGGAAGCAGCCGGAGGAGCAGGCACACTCAACCCCGAAACTGGATTACCAGAATACGGCTGGTTGGATGACTTGTGGAACGGCGTCAAAAAGTTTTGGACCAGCACTGTGCAGCCCCTGGTTCGCAAACTGGCTCCTGTTATTATTCCTGCTGTGGCCATATTCTTTCCTGCTGCTATTCCGGCCATTGGTGCCTGGTTTGGTGCTGCAGGCACTGCTGCCACTGTGGTGGGAACGGCTGCGTTGAGTGCTGGTGTGACCCTGGCTTCTGGCGGCACACTTGAACAAGCCATCAAAGGTGCTGCATTAGGTGCTGCTGCCAGTTATATCACACCTATCTTGGGTGCCAAAGCCAACACTTTGTTGGGTGCTCAACTAAGCCCTGCTGTGCAAAGTTATTTGGGCACAGCCCTGGTGTCAGGTGGTATTGCTGCTGCTCGTGGTGGCAGTGTGCGAGATGTACTCAAATCTGCTGCCACTGGTGCTGCCACAGCATACCTGGGCAGTCTGGCCAAGAATTACTATCAGTCAATCAATGACAAAATGGCCGCTGGCAAACTCAATATCACGCAAAAAAATGCTGATGGTGGCCTGGTAGTGGCCGCTGACGCAGAAACTTACAAAAAGGCTGGCCTCAGCCAAGCACAAATTGAAACAGCCTTGAAACAACAGGGTGTCAGCAATGAACACGCTAAATTGGCTGCTGAAAGCATTGTTCGCAACAATTCAGCAGAACAAACTGCCAACATCCTGGCAGAATTTACCAGCAAAAATGGTGCGTCTGTTATGAGCAGTCAACTGGGCAAAGATGCTGTGGCTGAAAGTGTGACTTTGGGTTCCAACCAAGACATTTTGTTGCGGGCCGAAGACAGTAAATTGTTGGCCCAAGACGCCGTGGCATTGAAAAATCAAGGCCTTACAGAAAAAAATATACAACTACACCTGGAAGCCACAGGTGCCAGCAGACAATTTGCTATTGATGCAGCAGCAGGTGCTGTGCGTGGTCAGTCAGCAGATGCAATTTCCAACACCCTATTGACCAAGGCCAATTATGCTGCTGGTGCCAAAGACGCCAGATACAGTCAAGGTCAAGTTTACGACAACACAGACTATGTGGTGCCAAGAGAAGTTGGTCAGGTCATGAATGAGCAACAACAAGCCCTGGCTGACTCAATACCTTATCGTGACATGGTCAAAGCAGGCACCATCACAGTAGACCAGGCTGCTACCTATGCTGATGCAGGATACCAACCTGCTGATGTCACCAAGTTGATGAGTGTGGGCTACAATGCCACAGACCTGCAGGACTTGGCTGCTGTGGGTGTAAACGCAAGAGATCTTGTGACACTCAGCAATACCAAATTTGCTGAAGGTCAAATCAACGACCTAATGTCAGGTGGAGCCACAGTCACAGACATTGCCACCACCAGCAGAGTGATAGATTCAGGCAAAATTGATGTTGGCACTGCCAGCCAGTTGCTCAGTAGAGACATCAGCGGAAATGCTATATCGCAATTGGCAGCCAAAGGTCAAGCACAAGCAGCAGTCAACAGCACATTGTCAGGCAGCACCATAGACCGCTTGGCTTCTGGCGGATTTGACATCAATCGGGCTGATGCACTGCAAAAGTCAGGCACCAATGTTGATCAACTGATCAAAGAAAATCGATGGAATGAATACAACCAGTTGGCAGCAGCCAAAACACCTGGCACCACTACCACAGCAGGACCTGCTGCACCTGCAGATCCCACAGCAGGCCTGGTAAGTTCTGGCACAATAACTGCACAACAAGTCAGTGATCTCACTGCCAATGGCTACAGCAAGGCAGATATCAGCAATCTGATTAGCAAAGGATACACAGCACCAGACCTATTTGATCTGGCTGCTGCAGGTGTTCCTCCCAACACCCTGGTCAGCCTGGCCAACACACAGTTCCCAGAAAGTCAGATCAATGATTTGATGTCAGCAGGTGCTTCAGCCAATGACATTGCTGCTGCCAGCAACATTGTAAATTCAGGTCGAATAAGCCTGGATTCAGCCACAAAGTTATTGAGCAAAGATCTAACTGGCACGCAGATCAACAGCCTGGTTTACAATCAACCCAAAAACATTGATGCCATAGCCAACAGCACATTAAACAACACCACTGTAAGCCGTTTATTAGATGGTGGATTTGATCTTGGACAAGCAGTAGAACTGGTCAATACCGGCACAGATGTCAATCGTCTCATTGCCAACAACAATTTTTCAGAATATCGTGCATTGACTTCTGCACCACCAGGCACTGTGCCTGTGCGAGATGCTGCTGGCAACATCAGTTATTTTGAAGCCGCAACTGGCAATACCCTGGATGCGTCTGGCAAGATTATAACTCTTGCCCGAGCACCAGAAGTTGGTGGTGGCACACAGACTGCAGGTGATGTTGCGGTAGAAGTTGCTGGAAGACCAGGCAAAGTTGGTCAAGAGTCAGCAGTGCGTGGACCACTCACACCTGGCAATGTGCTGGCGTCTGACGCTGACATTGATAGTGGTCGTGCCACATTCAATGATGCAGCCAATGCCTGGGAAACTCCTGTACGAACACCAGAATCAGAATACACCTACACAACACCCGCTGGTGAAGTGGTGGGACCACCTGCACCACCCAACGAATACACCTACACAACACCTCCTGGTGAATTTGTGGGTCCAATACAACCACCCACTACCGCTCCTGTCACACCGCCCACACCATTGACTCCAACTCCGTTGCCACCAGCAGCACCACCTCCAGTGTCTGCTATTCCTCCTTGGATGCCTGAAGGCAGTGCAGTATACGGTGAACAAAATGGCCGACCAATATTTGTCACACCTGACGGTTCATTATACACTGGCACAGGAGATTCGTTGGGCAATGTGACACCTCCTGGTCAAACCATGGGTCCTCCAGCACCTGTGGCACCACCTGTTGTGGCACCTCCAGTGACACCTGGGCCAGAATACACATACACAACACCCCCAGGTGAAGTAATGGGTCCACCTGCTCCACCTGTTGTGGCACCTCCAGTGACACCACCTTCGGTCACAGTGCCTGGTCAAACAGATGACGGCACCATTGTGGTCACAGCACCAAGAGAACCAGAACTGCCATTGAGCCCTTTGGTTCCAGGCGACAGCACACCAAGACCACCAGTGGTCAATGTGGATCTCACCCAACCACCACCACTATCACCCCTGGTTCCTGGCGACAGCACGCCAAGACCACCTGTGGCTGAAGTAGATATTACACAGCCTCCAACACCTGCACCTGTGGAAGTGATCACACCGCCCACACCGTATGTGCCTGTGCCTACACCACCTGTGCCTGAAGATCCACCAAAATGGTCAGGTTGGGGTCCAGTTGATCCGCTGAAGTTTGGTGATGTTGGACAAGTAAACAATCCTGGCTTGAATCCTGGATGGGTACAGCCTACACCATTCTACAACACCACAAGTCCGGTGCAGAGTCAATATTACTGGGGACAACATCCTTATCAGCCAGGCCCCCGATTTGATCAGGCTCTATACAACAATGTGCCAGCAGCACCTGCAGTACCATTTGGTTTGCAGCAAATGTACACACCCACTGACCTCAACGCATACTTGAGTCAGTTCACACCTGGCCCTGTGGTGCCAAGATAACACTACAAAAAGGCGAGAAAACATGAACACACTAAATATTAAATCAGCAGGAGAAGCACAATGAGTTTTGGAAAATCAGGCGGCACAAGTGTCACCACACCAGAGTTGACACCCGAACAGCGTCAACAAATCATAGCACAGAACGAGTTCTTTACAGGAACCATTGCTCCTACCTACACAGGTGCTGTCAAAGGTGCCACAGAACTGTACAACACAGGTGCTCCAGGTGTGACAAACGCAGCACAAAATCTGGCAGGTACATCATACCAAGCACAAAATGTGCTGGGACAAACTGGTGAATCAGCATTGCGTACAGGCGTCACAGGCTTGCAAAGTCTGTTTGACCCCAACTATGAGCGTCAACAACTGGACGCCGCCTTGATGCCTGCTCAACAACAATACATGCAAAACATAGCCAATCAACAGGCAGCGTTTGGTGGTGCAGGCAACCTGGGATCAGCCCGCAGTGCCATTGCACAACAGGCCATTGCTGGACAAACACAGGCACAACAACAAGCAGCCGCAGCCGGCGTGTTGCGAGACATTGCCACACAACGAGCCGGAGTTGGCTCTACCCTGGCACAACTGGGTCAAGGCGGCATTGGTCAAGCCATTGGTGCTGCTGGTCAAGGCGTCACAGCCTCCATGGTGCCACAAGACCTGTACAACAAATACGCTTCAGTGATCTTTGGAACACCCAGCAGCAGTTATGGACTGGGCCCAACTGGCACTAGCACAACTGAAAGCAAAATGGGCTTTGGCATCAACTTCAAATAATGGATAACACATAATGGCTTACACAACAAATTACATGCCCAACACCAATCAAGGTTATGATTACGGTGTTGGCGTAGTGGATCAACAACAGCGTGATGAAGAAGAACGCCGTAGATTAGCAGCCTTGGCTGCTGCTGCCGCTGGTGCTCCCGTAAGTCCAGATGCTGTACAAGTGGCTGCTGCCAGCACTGGCACTGCTACAGATGCAGGCAACTTGCAAATGGTTGGTGGCAAACTTAAAGTCACTCCCAATGCTGTGCCCACAGCACCTGCTGCACCAGAACCACAAGCAGTTGCACCACAAACATCCATGCAGGCTCCCCCAGCCACCAATGCTGAATCCTTACGGGCTGCTCAAATGGCAGCCGCAGGTCAAATGCCATCAGCCCCTGTGAATCCACAACCGTCACAACCACAACCACAACAGGCATTCATGCCCGAAATGGCAGAGTTTGAACAGATGGAGCAACAAACACAGGATCCTGCACAAACACAGGCCATGGACCAGTTCCTGGCAGCACAGAATGATCCATTTCGACTGATGGAGTTGGCCAAAGATCCCAGTCAACCAGAAACACTTCGTCGACTGTCTTCAGAGCAAGCCTACCGCCAGTTGACCAATCAACGTGAACAAGAAAAAGCCCAAGAAAAAATAAAGAACGACACTGCCAAGGGAGACTTTCTCAGTGTTGCAGACAGCATTCGTGGTGGACGCAAAGGCAGCGAACAAGGCAGTTGGGCACGATACATCATGCTCAAAGCCCTGGACAATGACGCAGCCAAGGTAGAAGGCAGCAAACTGGGCTTGTTTGACACTTGGACTAGAGCCACCGTGACTGATCCCACAACTGGTCAACAACGCAGTGTGCAAGTATTACAAAGTGGCACAGGCAAGATCTTGCGTGGCACTGACTTGCAAGGCAATGACCTTTCACCTGAAGAACTCAACACTGCTGCTGTGGCCACTAACATTGGCAAGAATGTGACTACCACAGCAGAAACTTATATTGATGCACAAGGCCAACGCTACAGTCGTCAATCTGACGAACGGGGCAACATTAGATTGGTCAATATTCAAACTGGCAGACCATTTGTTGGCAATCAAAGCCAGTTGCGTGTTGAACGACAAGTCAATGCCATGGATCGTGCGGTCAGTCAAGTCACGCTGGATTTGGCCAAGAAGTTTGGCACCAATGTGTTGGAAGCAGAAGCACAATACGAAAGAGATGCAGGCCCATTTGGATCAGCAGGCAACTCTATGAGTCGTGAAGAATTCCGTAGACAATACAACTTCTCATTGGGTCAAACACAACCTGGTGTGTCAACTGGCACACCTCCTGCGGCAGCAGCACCAGCAGCGGCAGCAGCAACCCCTCCTGCTGCTCCTGTAGCACCTCAAGCACAACCTCAATCTCAACCACCAGCAACATCTGCTCCTGTAGTACCACAGCCACAAACAAATCGACCTGTTGGTGGTGGTGGCGTGTCTTTGGGTGCAGCACCAAAGCGTCAACAGTACAACAGCGAATCAGAGTTCAAAATGGCCAAAGAACGCTATGATGCACAACAAAAACTCAACAACCAAATTGCTGCTGACGCTGCTGCTGCAGAAATACAACGCAAGAAAGAAATGCGACTGGCTGAAGAAAAACCTGGAGCAGCAGCCAAAGGTGAGCAAGCCGCAACTGATGTAAAGAATCAAGGTTTTGCTGATCGCACTTATGGACTGATGAAACAGATAGACCAGGAAATTAGAAAATCCACAGGCAGCAGCATTGGTGCTGGTGTTGACACAGTGGCAGCAGCCATTGGATCCAGCACAGAAGGAAGCAAGGCCATTGCTCGCTTGAATGTGTTGAGTTATGGCATTCTTTCTAACATTCCGCGTTTTGAAGGCCCACAAAGTGATATAGATGTGCAGATGTACAAACAGGCTGCTGGTGACTTCAACAACCGCAATTTGCCTATTGAAGACCGACTGGCAGCCCTGGGTGCATTGAACACAATCTTACAGCGTTATGACAAGGCTGGCAAGAATGACTGGACTTACGGCACTGGCGGATCTAGTTCCAGCACTGGAACTACCAGCAGTGGCAACAAATACAAGAAGGTGCAATAATGGCATTTGTTTATGAAGTCAATGGCCAGCGTGTGGAGTTTGAAAAAGAACCCACAGATGCTGATATTGATGAGGCTGCTCGGGCTTTAGGTCCAGCACCTGCTGCTGCACCTGCTGCCACAGAAGGTGTTCCTGGTGCAGAATCTGCACCACAAGACAACACAGTTCGCAACACAGCCTTGGCTGCTGGTGGTGCTGCACTGGCATATGGTGCAGCCAAAGCAGCACCTTATGTGGTTCCTGCTGCAAAAGCGGCTGCACCTGCACTGCGAAAATTGCCCATGGAAATTGCTCGACAGTATGTGGCCAGACCCATCACAGGACTGGCAGCAGACGCAGCAGCCATGGCCAGTGGTTTGCCACCTCCCACTGCCACACAACAAGCATTGAAGGCCGTAGGTCAAAGCACACAAGCCGCTGCACAGAATGTGGTGAGTACAAAACCTGCTGCTATCAGCCCACAAGCGATTCAAAACTCTCCCATGCTACAAGAAATGGCAGCCAGACAACAAGCACAGGCCAATCAAGGCATAGTTCAACGCGGTATGGACTACGCAAATCAAATGCGGAAAATTGCTGCTGACAAAGTCATGGCGGGTGCTCGAGCAGTGGCACCTTATGCCCGAACAGCCGGTGCGGGTGCTGCTGCCTTACTTACACCAAGCAATGCAGGACAACAATACAACTTTCCGCAGACTGGACCATTTGCTGGCATGGAAATCAATCCCAATACTGGGCGTCCTTGGACTGCTCAAGAACTTGCACAATACAGGTAATATATGAACACAGCACAGCAACTAACCCAGGTATTCAACGACAACTTTGTGGCCTATTTCCGCAGCCATTCAGCACACCTAAACATTGTGGGCAGAAACTTCCGATCGGATCACAAACTGTTGCAGGGTGTGTATGAACGCCGACAAGCACAGATAGACACACTGGGAGAACTGATCCGTACAGTGGGTGAGTTTGCACCAAGAAGCATACAGGAGATATTAGATGCAAGTGAAATTGAAGACAGCACAGTTGATGGCGATAGTGAAGACTTGTTGGGCACAGTGCGTGACAACCTTGAAAGCCTTCGAGGCTGCTATGAAGAACTCATGGCAGTGGCTAGTGCAGAAGGTCACGAAGAAATAGCCAACTATGCACAGGATCAAATCCTGGACTTGGCCAAGAGTCTTTGGATGCTGGATTCAACTTTAGACTAAACGGCGGTAGCAATAACTGCCACGAACTGAGTAGCCAGCACGGCGATGCAGTTCCAAGAACCCTGCCTGTTCATGACGCATTGTGGTTGAGCACACAATTGAGATGCCATAGGCACGACACCAAGTTTCTTGTATTTCAATCATGTCCTGTACCAGTCGCACACGAGTACGACCTGGCAATGACATGTCCAAGTGAATCATGCGTGTCATTGACATTTCTTGATCTGACCACGGTGCTCGCTGATTGCGTATTGTCCACAGATAAGCCAAGATACGGCCTGTATCATCACTTTTAGCAACTGTTATGAGTTCTGACCCAGGAGTGTAGAATTGGTTGATCACAGCAGTGGCCACATTGCGTGAATAAGCAATAGGATCTGGCACAAAGATGTCATCTATTTCTGTTTGGAAGTGTGTTTCAGCAATGGCAACAATGGCTGGTATGTCAGTGCCTGATGCTGGATGCCATGTGTATTTCATAGTTTTATTTATTAGCAATAAATAACACATCAAGGAGAACAACATGGCCGGAAGACCCAGAACAGAACTACGCACACAGATATTTGACATCTGGTGCAATTTGAATTTTATTGGTAGACACCAACAGCCAGGACTCAACGGTTGTGTGAACTGGACAGCAGGCAAGCATCGTCAAGGTTATGGTTTTGTGGGTGCCTGGCGAGCAGATGGCACCAAGATCATGACCACTGTGCATCGTGTGCTGGGACGCATCAAGTATGGTCGTGCCTTGGCAGAAGATGAATACATTGTGCATACCTGCTCAAACATGAGTTGTTGCAATCCAGATCATCTTGTGTTGGGTGACCGAGCAACCATACATCAGGTGATGAAGAAGAACCGGCGTGGCAAACATTACCAAGACAAATAAGAAAAAAGCCCCTAAACTGGGGCTTTTTCTTTTTCACAACCGAAGGATGTCAAGACTGAAGAGCGGGACTAGGACAGGAACCAATGGCAATGGCACCAACTTGAAAAGGACCTCAATAAACAATCATTCCAACACTTTACCTTTGGAGATTTAGAGGGGTCTGCCCACTTCAGACTGCGTTTATCACTCACATCGCGATTGATATGAGATCCTTCAGTCCTGACAAATGTATTTAGTATCACTCCTAAAAACCATGAAAAATTTGACTTTTTCTGGATAATAATAAATAATAGTACTTGAAAAGGCCAACGATCATTACAAAGGAGATTACCGTGATCACAGACAAAGACATATTACAACTACTACAATCGCGAGATGTTAGTTCTCGCCCGCGAGAAGTATATAAAGAAGAAAATAAGAAAATAACAAACTATGCATCTCGAGATACTCGCGAAGATGCAGATGGGGAGAAGGTCTCTGCGAGACCTGCCCTTTGGCCAGAGGCTGTCGCCTCTAACCCAATTGCTGTTGACTTCGTCATCCCTCCCAAAGGAGAAAGTGGTAATGTTATTACGCCGCGAGAACTAACATCTCGCTACAGTGGCATTTCAGTACAACATGTACGCACAGACAAAGGTGTCAAAATAGCCATAACATTGCAAAAGCCTGAATGGGTTGACGCAGGTGCTTGTCAGTTGGCCACAGCAGAACTCAAACGCTATGATCGCTTGAGAGAAATACGAGCCCGAGCAGATGACTCAGAACACTTTACAAAGTATCTTGATAACTGTAAAATGGACTTACAAGAAGCAGCCAATCGTGAAGTGTGCATGGGCAGACTACATCAGCGTGGCAAACGAGCAGCCTGGTTGTATGATACTTTGGTTGTGGCTTTTTTTGAAAACAAAAAGATGTCAAGAGTAATGTTGTATTTGGAAGGTGAAGAACATGTGATTGAACTCACACATGAAATGAGTGAGTCGCAACAAAAGTTCTATCACGCACAAGGCATACAAGGGCAAATCCAATCAGCCAAGCGTGTGCCAAAACTGGATGACTTGCCCCTGGTAAAGTTTGGAGAATAACATGGCACGAATGAACTACAGCAGACCCAATGGTGGTTATGAACGACAGGCTTGGGATAGACCTTATGATGGTGCTTGGCTCCGACGCCGCAACACCAGCACCAAACAAAAACTCAAAGAGCATGCAACACATCGTGCAGATGTTAGGCCACACAATCGCGGCTTGTCACTTTGGTGTTGTGAATGCAACTGCAACATCAAATATTTGACCACAGATGAAATAAAAGCCTACCAAACCATGAAAAATTAGCCATTTAAATAAATAACTCTACAACAGGAGTTATCATGGCCGAATTCAAGTACAAACGCAAGCAGGAGATGGAACCTCGCCCAGGGCAGAAATATGCCACAGTGTACATCAAGCAAACAGATCTGGAACATGCAAGACTACGCAACTGGCTGGTGCAGGTGGCAGAGCATATCCTGGGTGCATGTGAGATCAATGCCAGTCTGGCTGAATGGTTCAGTTCACCGCACAGGGACTTTAAGAAGTCAGCACGTGGAGAATATTACACACCTGAAGATCTACTTACAGACATGATCAATCAGTTGGCACTGGGACGCGACTTGCCGGAAGCAATGTTAAATCGTTGGAACCGACTGGTGGAGTCAACGCCCTGGGAGATCCAAATGATTCAAGAAGGCGAACGCAGGGTTCAGGCAGGGGCTCGTGGTACAGACTCTTTTGCAGCCATATTCCACGCTTGACACTTCTTTGATAGACTTGAGTTGATTTAATCACGCAGTATTTAACTGCGTAGTTTACTCCGCACAGGCGATTTTCGCACCAGTTCTATTTCCACTGCGGCAGCAATGATCTCCTGTGCCACCTCTTGCCCGTGTTCACGGATCAGTCGCTGTATAAGTCCTTGCATACGCAGTCGGTCCAGCAATCGGTTGAGGTTCATTCTGCGGCCTCCAACTGCTTGAGTTCTGCTTGTTGTTTTGCCAACAATGCCTGAAGTTTATCAGCCAACTCTGGCATATCTTTAATGGCCATTTTGGTTTGCTTGATATGGATGCGTTTCAGTTCTGCTGGGCCCATTGCTTTTAATGCGTCCAGGGCAGATGCCCATTGTGCTGAAGAAAGTGCTTTTGCTTTTGCCATCTTGTGCTCCTTGAAGCGTTGTTGATAAGTTGTTAGTATAGCATCAACACCATTTCGGGTCAATGTAGTACAAAGTATTACATTACACTGTAGGGTTATTTTTGCAAATCAAAGCGTATGACCCCACAATGCGGCAGGTGCAATGTGTTGCCCAAAACCCACACTTGTTCACCCTGTGCTGTCAACTGATCACGACGAATCTGGTCCGCAGGCACTCTCAAGACCCATACTGAATCCTGACGCCCAGTTCTTGCACGATAGTCAGTGTCAGCCAGTTCAGGTGTGGCAGCCAGGTGGATGTATCTGCGTCCTGACACTGCACCTGTGAGTGGATTGATGTTCACACGCTGACTGACTTCAATGCGTCTTGACTGTTCAAAGTCGTGATACTCTGTGGCTGACATGGCTGTGTAGTATGCTTTGAGTTTGGGTTGTTTCATTCTGGTGGTCCTCTCTTGTTGTATTTAACCTAATACATTGACAGTGAATGCATTCTGCGTTATACTTGTGACACATTGTTAAACAACAAGGAGGCTTACAATGGACAAAAATGATTTATTTGAAGTTTTAAAGGGCACAGTCAAACTGATTTCCCTGGACCAACTGATACAACAACGGACCAAAAAGTTAGAAGACTTTTGTATGACACATTACACTGCTGATGATCTGACTAGACTTGAAGGTCGCAAGCAAGTGTATGAGTTTGAGTATTCTGGATATTGGTATAGTGAGCCAACTTTCCCACCTGGCAAAAAAAAAGTGCTGATCAAACAATACAACGCACTGGTCGCAAGCATGCGACAAATCAAAAATGTGCGTGACCTGTTGGTAGAACTTGCATTTGAAGACCACAGTGATTCAGACGCAGATTTTACTGTAGATACCATAAGCATTAGAAAAACCTAAAGCCTTCCTGTTTATAGGTTTTGGCCCGTGTAATCCGCGGGCTTTTTCTTGACCGTATAAGTAATAGCATGACGGATAAGAAAACAGATCAACCCAAGAAGCGTGTGTACACCAAGAAGGCTCCCACACGCGGTGGATATCGTCCTGGCGGTGGCCGTCCCAAAGGATCAACCACCAAGATCAAGATTGAAGACCTCATGGCACAGATTGAACTGCAATCTGGTGAGACCTATGACCAGTTGCTGGCCCGGAACTATGTGGGTGCCATTGCTCGCAGTGACTGGGGCGGTGTGAGAGATTACGACAAAGCATTCATGAACAAGATGATTGCTGACAAACAAGAAGTCACCACAGTGGAATCAACCGAGGCCATTGAACAAAAGCAGGCTGCTTTTGCAGAAGCCATACGCCAAATCACTGGTATAACAGCCAAGGACTAAATAATAACATTATGCCATTAGACAAATCTAAATCACCTAAAGCGTTCCAAAAGAACATCCGCACTGAAGTTGCCGCTGGCAAACCAGTAAAACAAGCAGTGGCCATTGCGTATGCTGTGGCAGGCAAAAAGAAAAAGATGGGTGAGAAGATTTCATCCACAATGAAACGAGACTCCGCGTCTAAAGGAAAGAAATAATGAAAAACCGTTCAACACAGTCAGACACCAACATGGACTTTGATGGCATGCAGTCAATGAAAGTCAGTCGCAGCAGCAAATACCAGATGAACCAATGGAGTGGTCATTCTAACGATGGTCGCTTGGTACAAAAAGCACAGGCACCCAATCGCACAGGCAATGACGGCTCATGTGACACTCCCAAAAACTTGTCACGCAGTGTCACACATGACGCAAATCGTGCAGCACCAACCAGCCCAACTCCCCGGTTGCCAGCACAAGGTTCAGTAAGAGATTCAATCAACCGTGGATCACAGGTTCGCAATCCAGGCGGCACTGTGATGCCAAAGCGGCCCTCCAACCCAGACAAGATCCGTATGGGTCAGTCAGGTGGTCCAGGCTATGGACAGACCACAAAAGGCAGCAGACCCAGCACAGCAGCCGGTCAGAGCGACTTCAACTACGGTCCCAAGAGCCAATACTAAGGTCCACTCACAATGACAACCGCATTTAGACCCAACGGCAATGGCACAGAATTTCTAAACATTGCCGACGACTCAACCAACTACACAGTGGCCTTGAACAATTTCATAGGCTCATATGGTAGTGCCTTGTGGGTGACCAACACAGAGCCTTTGAATGGCAATGTGATCTATGTCAGCACTGGTTGGGATCCTGACAACCTTGCTGCAATTGTGCCTGTGGTGGGCACACCTGGTGAAGGTGTTGCAGTGTTGCCTCAACAGAGCGTGATACTATCAATCAATACCACACAACAGGCCACACCGTCAGCAGCGTTGTACTTTGCCGCTGCTGTGGATGGCACAGCATCTGTGATCACTGTTCAAGGAAGCGTGGCCTAAATGTCAGACACCATTGGACCATTCACTCCTACCACACCCACTGTGCTGGCTGAAGGTTTAGATCTGACTCTAAACGCTACAAATTTGCCAGCATTGGACGACAACAACTGGCCAGACACATTTCTTGTCACAAACACCAGCAATGTCAATGGCTGCTATTTCAACATTGGCACCACAGAATACTTTTCCAGTATCAGTCCTTTTGCAGGACCATTCTTGCTGCCACAGCAGTCAATGATGTTTGTGGTAGATGCACCAGGTCTGAGTCAGATCACTGGCAATGCTCTGATCGCTGGCACATTTGCCGTTGGCGGCAGTGCCAACATTGCCATCACTGGCGGATTAAACCGATAAGGAAAACAAAATGATTTCAACAAAGAACCCCAATGCCAAGGCAGTGAATCAAGCCCGAGGCCCACAAACAGGCAATGCTGGCACACCCAGCAAGCGAGCAGACTTCATGGCTGCCAAGGCCAAGTCAGGCAGCGAAAAGGCTGAACTGGCCAACATGATCACAGATGCTGTGGCCGCAAGAGGTCAGGGCATGCGAGGCTTCCGCGACGCCACCGTGGAAGGGCTGCACGCCAACACCAATGTTGGACGCGGACCCACAAAAGGCAATGCTGGCCGGCCACAACGCAGTGGTGCAGCCCGCCGTGGTGCCAATGGTGCCACTTCTGGTTATTGATTGACCGCCCACTCCACACGCACAGGGTGTGTGGAGTTTTTTGATTTGTTTAGATAAGGATATGACATGAACAAAACCACACCCACACCCGCAGACAACATCTGGGAAGACGCACCTGCAGCAGCAGTGCCCGCAAAACCCAGAACCCCCAAAGCAGAACGAGACATCAACACAGTTCGTGTGGCCACAGCCCCGGACTTTGACATCGAAGGTCTAATGACTGACTTTCCCACTGCCACTGACCTTGAACGCTTTGTGTTTGATCAGACTGGTGCTGTGTTGAACCTCAAAGGTCGTGCCAACAAACTCAAGTACCAAGTGGCTATGGATGTGCTCAACGGTGAGCCAGTGGATCCCAAGTTTATAGGAGAAGGCAACCCTTACCTGGACAAGATGGACATGGTGCCAGAAGAGCCCATGAAAGAACTGCCACCAAGAGATCCAGAGATTCCACACCGCGACACGCTGCAGAACGAATTCTTCACGGCATTTGTGCCACACTCGGATCCAGAGTATCATGCCAAAGGTGTCAAAATGCACTGCACATTCCGCAAGTACAAGAATGGCTGCATCACCTACGAAGTGCTGGGACCTATTGAACCCCGACCACACGGTGAGAAGATGGACAAGTTTGGTCGCATCAGACCCGAGATCATCAAGTGGGTGGATCCACGCACAGGTGAACAGATTGTGCAGCGTGAAGACGGCAGCATGACCACAGTGGGTCGACGACTCAAGGCCATGATGCAGACCATGAAGTACAACAACACCAACCAGTGGATCAAATACATTGACCGAGACTTCTTGAGTCTGGACCGTAAGGCAGCACAGAACCCCTGGGACCTTGAAGCATGACCACAGACCACACCATTCGTGATGGCATGATCAATGCCGCAGTGGAAACACGGCGTGTGGATGAAACCAAGATCATGCAGAAAGTCAACGCTGTGAACCGTGAAGCATTTACCCTACGCTTTCCTGGCCACATTGAACACTCAATGCGACTGATCTCAGAACGCCTGCAACACTGCTTGCTCAAGCCCGACGGCACTGACTTGAGCGTGCCTCACACCTGGCCAGCCACTGCCGCAGAGATTGAGAGCCTGGCCACAGCATTATGGTCAATGGACCAGGTTCGACTCAACTGGCCTACACAGGCCTAACTGTATGAAATATCAAATCATACAGGGTGACAACCGTGAGGCCCTTCGAACTCTTGCGGACAACTCAATAGATGCCATTGTGACCGACCCACCCTACGGCATAGACTTCCTGGGCAAGGCCTGGGACGCCAACACAGGTGCGTTAGAGACATATCAGGAGTGCTTGCGTGTGCTCAAGCCTGGCGGCCACATCCTGGCGTTCTCAGCAGCCAGAACCTATCACCATCTTGCTGTGACACTGGAGGCAGCAGGCTTTGAGATCCGTGATCAGATCATGTGGATCTACAGTTCGGGCTTTCCCAAATCACAAGATGTGGGCAGATCAATACAACGCACAATTGGTGTTGAAGAACGCAAAGCACATAAAAGTAATCTACCCAGAGTTGGTGGTGGCGAAGATAAAACCAAAGCCTGGGATGAATCTGCTGAACAAGGGCAGATAGTCTGCACTGACCCTGAAGCCAAAGTTTGGGAAGGGTGGGGCACAGCACTCAAGCCAGCACACGAACCCATTGCCCTGGCCCGCAAGCCTATCAAACTCAGCATAGCCAAGAACTGCCAACAATGGGGTGTGGGTGCCCTCAACATTGATGCCACTCGTGTGCCATTTGAAAGTGAAGATGACAAGCCCAGTGGCGGTGAGAATGGTTGGAGCAGAGTGGGTTTCAGTGAGCAACCAGTAGAGAAATACAAAAATCAAAAGAAAAAGAAAAGCGATATTGACACTTATCTAAACAACAAGCGTGGTCCCATGGAGCGAGCCAAGATTGCGGATGGTGAAAACATTGGTATGTTTGATGGTGGCGTGGGCTATAAGGCAATCAAGCGAAAGGTAGATCCAGTGCTGGATTTGCCAGAAGGCCGCTTCCCCAGCAATGTGTTGGGTGAGATTGCTGAACCATATCAGAAGTATTTCTACTGTCCCAAGGTCGGCCGACGGGAGAGACATGTGGGATTTGACACACCCGAAACACAAGAACAAATGTTGGCCAGCATTGGTGGATACTTTGTGGATCATGAAGGCAATAAAATCAAAAGTGGCAACAAAGCATTTGTGCCAAGTTTAGGTGAGATATACACACACGGACTCAATGATGTGATTAAAAAGATTCGTGCTGAAAATAAAATCAATACTGGTTTAGTTGATAAAAATGGTAATACACAAACATTTACCAGCGATCCTGCTACACACAATACAGGCAACAACCACCCCACGGTCAAACCCATTGAACTAATGAAATATCTGATCCGCCTGATCACCCCACCAGGTGGCACCGTGCTGGATCCATTCAACGGGTCTGGATCAACAGGTTGTGCTGCTGTGGAACTGGGCTATGAATACATTGGCTGCGAGTTAGATCCTGCTTATGTTGATATTGCTCGCAAACGCATTGAGGCCTGGTATGCTCACACTCATCCATTGCAGGCCACAGGTTTGTTCGAATGATGCGTGTAGACATCCTAACCACACAGCATAGAGACACTGCTGTGGTGGATCAATTCTGGCGATCACAAGGCTGGGAACCAGTGTATCATGACAACACTGATCAACCACCAGGTGCTGGACGCAATCGTATTCTCAGAGACTTCTATGCCAGTGACCGTGCCTGGATCTGCATTGCTGATGATGACATTGTGTTTGACACAGCAAGAGGACAGGCACAAGAGTTTTTGCGTGATCCCAGTGCGTTGCTGAACAAGATTGATAAAGAAATAACCAGTTTTGGTGTTATGAACAACATACATCACAGAGTGGACATCACATTGAACAATCCAGTGGTTCAGCACAACTGGGTGTTCCTAAGAAACTACTGGATAGGTTGTCTTGTGTTCCATAGAAACACTGGTGGTCAGTATTGGAATCATCCCACAGATGTGTTAGAAGACATGGACTGGTGCATTGAACAACTGTTGGATCATCAGCGTGTGGCCACCTGCATGAATCTTGTGATGCGGAACACAGGACACTCCAGCACCATCTTTAAAACGCAACAGCAACGCCGTGAGCGTTATGCTGCTGCCAAACAACGCATTGCAACAAGTTATCCAGGCATCACTCTGACCAATACTGGCAAACTGATGAAAACAAGATTGATCAACAGCCGCTGGCCAGCCAGTTATAACTGGCACAGTGTCAAGGGCATTGGACCCAGTCTGGTGGTGCCCCGTGATTGATCCCACAGTGCTCATGCGGCGTGCTGTGCGAAGTGTATGCGATGACCACAATCTCCAGCCTGCCAGTCTTGCACAGTTTGATCACAACACACAGGAACAGTTTCGCGACCTGGCCATCACTGTGGCCGACGACATGCGATACAATGCCCTGCGATACTTCAGACCGTTTGAACACCAAAAAGCATTCTTCACCACCCAAAGCGATCGTAGAGGCATCCTGGCAGCCAACCGTATTGGTAAAACAGTAAGCACCTGCTACGAAACTGCCATGCACCTGACAGGAATCTATCCTGACTGGTGGGCGGGCAAGCGTTATGATCGTCCCATCACTGCCATGGTAGCAGGAGAAGGTTGGAGTCAAGTGGCCTTGGTGCTGCAGAATGAACTGCTGGGCACACCCGATGTCAAACTCAAGGAAAACATTGGGTCTGGTGCCATACCCCGAGACGCCATTGATCAGGACACCATGCGGTCGGATGGTGCCAACTGCATAGGTGTGGAAATACGCCATGTCACAGGCGGCAAAAGTTATTTGCTGTTTGCCAACTACACACAAGAAGTGCGTCAACTGCAAGGTTTCAAACTGAATCTTGCTGTGTTTGATGAGCAGCCACCGGATGATTTCTTCAGTGAGATTGTGACTCGCACTGCCACCACACAAGGCATGGTCATGTGCAGTTTCACACCACTCAAAGGTCTAAATGGCCTGGTATCAAAGTTCTGGAATCGGGAAGAAGGTTATGATTACATTCGTGTATCATGGGACGATGTGCCAGAATACGATCCCTGGGGCGAACCATTCCTGCTGCACAGCACACGCCAGCAGTTGGAACGCGACTACCTGCCACACGAACGCGATGCTCGCATACAAGGCAAGCCCATCATGGGCAAGGGTGCTGTGTTCCAGATACGACAATGGCCCACATACAAGACTGGAGACATACCATTCCAGGAAATGCGTAATATCAGCAGAGTCATAGCACTGGACCTGGGCCTGGTCAACGACAAAACAGTGATTAGTCTCATGTACTGGGATCCATATGAAAAGACAGCATGGCTGCATCGTCAGATAGTGGTGCAGGGCATAGAAGAGGCTGTGCCCACACAGTATGTGAGTCATCTCTTACGACCTGAAGTGTATGGCACACCCATTGTGTTGCCGGCTGATGCTTCAACACCAGGCAGGTACACCATGAGTTCCACCAGC